GTCAAGACTACGAAGCAAGTCAAGAGAGTTGGCTGCGCCACACTCAAGACTCTTGTAGAATCTGATAAGTTCTTAATCTATGATTATGACACTATCTATGAGTTGACTCGATTCTCACTGAAGAACAGTCTAAAGGGCAATCAGTCATACGAAGCAGAAGACGGTAACGATGATATGGCAATGTGCTGTGTTCTTTTTGCTTGGTTGACTACGCAGCCTTATCTCAAAGAAATTACGAATGTTGATATTCGTATGCAAATCTATGAGCAGAATGAGAAGATGCTCGAGCAACAGATGCTACCATTTGGACTGATGAGTACAGGCGATGATGCACATGACGAAGAAGTAAACGAACCACTCTTCGACGGTGGACCAAAAGACGATTTCTGGGTTGCCAAGAAGATGGGATTCTTTGAAGGAAACTTTTGATATGAAAGATGAATACGGACTTAATCTCAGAAAATTAATTAAACCCATGAAGTATGCACTGAATAATCCTGGAAAAGCTTTAATTTTTATTTTACAAGTAGTACGCCATGGCAGCGGTCCTTCTCTAAAGTACACATATAAAAAGATGCTCGAAACTCGAACGGGCGGAGAGATGGCATATAAGTCTGAAGAAATATCAGAATATTTGCCTGGTCTTGTGAATAGGCCTGAAAAATCTGTTGGCAAAGCAGCTGCTGATTGTTTTCAGCACCATCGATTAGCTATTGTAGCAATGAGTAGAAAAAATGCTGCTGATCAATGGATTGAAGCTAAACATCCTTACAGTTGGATGGCAAGAAGATACCGTGATACTCATGATATATGGCACATTTTAACAAATTATCCTACGACTGCAGAAGGAGAAATGTGCATGATCATGTTTTCTTATGCACAAACACGCTCGCTTGCATGGTTAGTAATTAGTTTAAGTATCTTATTCACACTTTTGATAAGACATCCTTCTGAAGCTTTTACTCGAATTCGAATGGTGTATGAAGCGTATCGAAATGGCAAAAGGGCTAAGTTTCTATTAGCCGAAAATTATGATGAACTACTATCTGAGAATTTAGATTCTGCTAGGGAACGACTAAACATCCGCTTACCGAAAGCTTTTGTTAACAGATCTCCTAATTTTTTGAAGTTATAAATAAAGCAAATGCAACTTACATGACTAACCTTTAAAGGGAGATAACAATGGCGTTTCAAGTCAGCCCAGGAATCAATGTTTCCGAAATTGATCTTACAACTACTGTTCCAGCACTTGCGACTACGGTCGGAGGTTTTGGCGGAGTATTTCGTTGGGGACCAGTCGGAAAGTTCGTTCTTGTAGATTCAGAAAATACACTCGCAAATCGCTTCGGTAAACCGACCTCGGACAACTACGAAACTTTCTATACAGCAGCAAACTTCCTTTCTTATGGCAATGCTCTATATGTTTCGCGTGCTGCCAATACAACAGGTTTCTCTAATACAGCGACTGTTACTCTTAGTAGTAATACTACGCTTGCCACATCGAACGGCGCGGCTCTTGGCCTTACAGTTGGTAATCTCGTACAAGGCGATGGCATTCCCGATGATACCTTCGTTACGGCGGTTTCCAATACCACTACTACTATTTCGAGAGCAGCTACTACAAGCGCTTCTGCGGTTCTTTCATTCTTTGCAAATACTACGACTCTTTCTGCTTATGCTGGTGATACAGCTGCAGTCGTTGCATCAAACGTAGTTGTTAGAAACTCCGAAGAATTCGAAAACAAAGGTGCAGCGAATGCAACATTTACAGGAACAGAGTTTGTAGCTCGTTATCCTGGTGCACTCGGTAACTCTCTGAAAGTTTCAATGTGCGATAGCGATAGACAGTTTTCTGAAACAATTACATTCGAAACCAATACTTCTTACGGTTCAACAACTGCAAACGCATATGCTCTTGCAGATCTTACATCAGCGAATGTATCGATTTCAGTCGGCAGCAATACTGCTAACGTTGTCTTCGTATGGTCTAACGACGATTTCGCAGATCGTGTAGCAGCTGCTACGACAGCACGAACAGTTGGATCGAACGGCGTATCAGCTAACTTTATCTCTCTTGCAACCGCAAATACACTGTTTACGAATGGCGATGCAGTATGGTATGCAAAGGGCTCTTCTTCGACCGCGAATAGCATTCAAGGTTTATCAGAAGGTACATCGTACTTCATTACTGGAGCGAATACAACCGGCTTTACTCTCTCGTTAACATCTGGTGGAGCAAACGTTGCCATCTCGAACGGTGCAGCTAACTCAGACGTATATTTTACAAAACAATCAGCGACTGATCTTGGCCTTACGCTCGCTCAAGCACGTCTTGCAGTTACTGCAGTAAGAGACAAGCTAACAGTTGGTGACTTCGTAGAAGTTGGTAATACTACTATTGGTAAGCAGAATATGAAGGTCACCTCAAAAGGCGCACAAGCCGACGATGGTACAAATATCTTCTTTAATATTGTTTTTGATTCAACTTGGAACAAGTCAACTAACTTCAGCGCAAACTCTTTGACACGTCAATGGGAATACTTCAACACCGTAGATTCTGCTCCAGGTGTATCTCAAGCGATGACAAACGCCGGACTTTCTACGAAAGACGAAGTTTCAGTTGTTGTGGTTGACGAAGATGGTCTAATCAGCGGAACACCTGGTCAAGTTCTTGAAATCTACCAAAACCTTTCGCGCGCCACAGATGCCAAGAAAGAAGATGGTACAACTAACTATTATAAGACAGCGATCAACGACTTCTCACGCTGGATTTGGGCTACAAACGATCGCTCAGGTGCTGCTTCGAATACTCTCTCAACCGTTGCTAACTCGACCAATACGACGACTTATACGAAGTCGTTCGTTCGCGGAACAGACGGCGCGACAGAAAGTACTGTTTCAATGGCAGCCGTTGGTGCTGCATACGATCTCTTCGCAGATGCAAGTACAGTCGATGTTTCTCTTATTCTTCAAGGGAAAGCAATCGGAACAAACGATGTTCAGCTAGCTAACTATCTGATCGACAACATTGCAGAAGTTCGTAAGGATTGCGTAGTGTTCGTTTCTCCTGCATACTCTGATGTTGTAGGTATCGCAACAGAAAACGCACAAGCTCAGAACATCGTAGATTTCAGAAATCTTCTGCGTAATACTTCATATGCATTCCTCGATTCTGGTTACAAGTATCAGTACGACAAGTATGCTGACGTATATCGCTACATTCCTTTGAACGGAGATATTGCTGGTATTACTGCTCGCAGTGATAGCCTGAAAGATCCTTGGTTCTCTCCTGCTGGATTTACTCGCGGTCAAATTAAAAACCTCGTGAAGTTGGCATTCAGCCCTGGAAAAACTGAAAGAGATCTTCTGTATAAGAATGATGTCAATCCAATCGTGACATTCCCGGGTCAAGGCACAGTACTCTACGGAGATAAGACTCTCCTCGGTCGTGCAAGTGCATTCGACCGTATTAACGTACGTCGCTTGTTTATTGTTCTTGAAAAGGCGATTGCAACAGCTTCAAACTCTACGCTATTTGAATTCAACGACGATTTCACAAGATCACAGTTTGTAAATCTAGTTGAACCATATCTTCGCGACGTTCAAGGTCGTCGTGGAATCTTTGACTTCCGCGTGGTTTGTGACGAGACGAATAATACTGCTGAAGTTATCGACAGCAATCGCTTTGTTGGAGACATCTACATTAAGCCTGCTAAGTCGATCAACTTCATTCAGCTAAACTTCGTCGCCGTCAGATCTGGTGTCGAGTTCAATGAAATCGCTGGCCAGTTCTAATAAATAAAAATAAACGTAGGAGGAAAGTAAATGGCTTTTAATATCAATGAAATGAGAAGCCAGCTACAATTTGGCGGTGCAAGACAAAATCTGTTCCAAGTGGATATTTCAAATCCCGCGAACAGTGATGGAGATCGAAAAACAAGATTCATGTGTCAGGCAGCTCAGCTGCCTGGCTCTGATCTTGGAGTCATTCCAGTGTTTTACTTTGGTCGTCAAATGAAGTTAGCTGGTGATAGAACATTCGCCGAATGGACAGTCACGATCATGAACGATGAAGACTTCTTGATTCGGAATGCCATGGAAGAATGGTCGAATCAGATCAATCGTCTACAGCGCAACGTCAGAGAAATTGGCCCTGGATATAAGTCTCAGGCCACAGTCACTCAGTTTGGTAAAGATGGTACGAAGATCCGTACTTATGATTTTAACGGAATCTTCCCAAGTAATATCAGCCCGATCGAGCTCGATTGGTCGACGACTGATCAGATCGAACTGTTCCAGGTGACATTCCAATATGACTACTGGTCAGTTGGTAAGGTCGGACAGACAGGCGACGCCGGCGGTGATTAATAAGTAAAGGGTAATCATTCCCTTTACTTTTTTCGTTATTTAAATTGGAGAACCCATGGCCGAGTTATTTGGTTTTGAAATTAAAAGAAAGCAAGAAGAAAAAGAGCTTCCATCATTTGCCCCAAAACAGGACGATGATGGAGCTCTTGTTCTTGCCGAAGGTGGAGCCTATGGCCAGTATGTTGATATGGAAGGTGCCATTCGCACCGAGTCAGAGCTCGTCTCGAAGTATAGAGAGATGGCTCAGCATCCAGACATCGAACTTGCTGTCGATGATATTATCAACGAAGCCGTTGTCATTGATCCCAAAAAAGAAGTCGTATCTTTAAATCTTGACGACTTAAAGCAACCAGACAAAGTCAAGAAACTTATCCTCGATGAGTTTGATACTGTGCTCGAGCTGCTCGAGTTTAATCAGCACGCCTATGAAATTTTCCGCAAGTGGTATGTCGACGGTAGAATATTCTATCACTTGATGATCGACGAGAAAAATCAA